ATATGATGAAGAATATTGTTTTGGAACAATTGGGTGCGGATTCAGGTAATGCGAGTCGGACAAAATTGACTTGCGCACCTTATTTAGAAGATGGTGGAGATTCTATCACAAAAGCCTTTGCTTACCGGAACGTTTTGACAGTTATTCAAGAGATAGCCGAAGTCGCAAACGAAGCCGGCACTTGGCTCGGCTTTGACGTGGTACGGACAGCGCCGGGCACGTTTGAGTTCCGGACTTACACGACTTGCAGAGGGCAAGACCACGGGCGCTCTTCAGGTGATCCGAGACTTGTCGGCAGGCAGTACGGGAACTTGAGCGAAGCGACTTTTGGCACTTACCATGCGGACGAGCGGAATGTGGTTTATGTCGGCGGGCAGGGTGAAGAAGACGCGCGGGTACTGGTTGCAAGGTCTAACCCTACCAGATATTTGGCAAGCAAGTGGAACAGGCGCGAGTATTTCAAAGACAGCCGTGATGACTCCACCACCGCCGCGCTTGAGGCCGACGGTGACGCGGCTCTGGACGAGTTCAGGCCGAGACAAGTTCTTACCGGCACTTTGCACGACACGCCGGGCATGCAATACAACATCCACTACCAGTTCGGTGACATTCTAAGCGTGGAGGCGTTCGGCTACCACGTTGACTGCCACGTGGGAAGCGTGAGGGTGAGAGTGGATCAAGACGGTGGTGAGCAACTTGACGTGAGACTGAGAGGCGAGTTATGAGTAACTTTGACGAAACAATGCTGAAGCGGCTGACGAGTTTGGAGCGTGAGGTCGAGCGGCTGAAGGTGAAGGAAAGCCCGGGCGCATGGCAATCCTGGACGCCGATTTTGACCGTAAGCGGAGGAACAGCGCCGACTTATAGCACATTTATCAACCGCTATTGTATGGTTGGAAAACTTGTTACTGTCTATGGCAGATGGTCTAACGGTTCAGGCGGCACGGCAGGGGCGGGGACAAATTCAATAGACATTACTCTACCAATCACAACATATCATGAATATGTCCTAACAGGTTCAGGCGCATTAGCAAACGGGAGTACGTTATTAGGGGGTCTTGGCATATTTCTGGGCGAAACAACCTTCTCTCTTACAAAATCGGACTTGTCGTTTGTTCAAGGTGTAGACCAAAACAACACAGTTCGTGAATTGACGTTCACGTTCTCTTACGAGGCAGCATGAAACTAATAACAATTACGAAAGATTGTTCAAAATGCAAGCGGCCTACAGAAGTTGTGCTGATAGGCGAGCACGGCAACTTTATTATCGGCAGGCGTTGTGAGATCGAACATAAGGGCAAGGGCTGTAATTTGATAGACGTTTGGGATAAGGTAGAAATAAATGAAACCAATCATTGACATAAGTTACTGGCAGACAGCAGGAGGAATATGACACTACCATTTGGCATTGACATTTCGGCTTACCAATACTCACAAGACGGCTCACGAAAGCCCGACTTCGACCTAATCAACGAAAAGTGTGACTTCGTTGCCGTGCGTGCTGGCATCAGTTGGGGGTACACCGACAAGTGGTTTGAGTATTCGTGGTCACACGTTCTCAGACCGAGGCTGGGGTATCACGTGGTTTACCCTGGCGAGAGTGCGACTGCACAAATGAAACACTTTCTCAACATCGTGCATCCAACTCAGAATGACCGCCTTGTGCTTGATATGGAACTCGACCACGGCTATAGCAAGGCTCGAATCACAAAAACGCTTGTGGACTGTATGAACATTATACAGACAGAGACGGGGCGTTATCCTGTGATTTACAGCAGGGCTTATTGGATTAACCAGTTTGTAGACGTGAACGCTTTGCCAGAAAAGACCGACTGGTGGTTAGCAAACTACCTGCGTTCTAATCCCGACCCGTATTTCACGCCAGAGATGACACCGCCGCCTATGTTGCCAAACGGTGTGAAGAATTGGCTCATCCATCAAACGTCAAAAGAACAGGACGGCAGCAAAGTTGGCGTTGTGAGCCACTATGTGGACACTAATCGTTGGAACGGTACACACGATGAGTTGCTGGCTTACTTCGGGCTGGGCGAAGAAACACCTGAACCAGAACCACCAGTTGAGGTTGAAGACAAACTGTTCGATGCGAAGGTCACAACGACTCCGCCTAACCGCCTGAAGACGCGTTACACCCCAAATGGAGCGGAAAGACCGAAGGCAGACTGGCTGCAATCTCAGGCGGTCGTGCCAGTGTACGAAACGCATTCGACGGGCTGGTGGAGAGTTGCACCGGAAGCGTGGTCTTCTGCCACGTGGATGGAGCGAGTTGAAGACAAACTGCCAGAACCGCAAGAGCCTTTGTTTCAAGCACGCGTTTACAGCTGGGCAACGCCTTATGTCAACGTGAGAGCCGAACCTTCATTGAGCGCAGGCAAAGTCGGCTTCAAATACCCGTTAGCGGTGACCGATGTTATGAGCACCGTGCCTGACTGGTACGAAGTGCCCGAAGGCTGGATGATGAGCCAGTTCCTGGAACGGCTTGACCTGACCCCACCTGCTACGATGCTTGCAATCAAGCCGCTCTCACAAAGAGACACGCGCTGGGCTTCTCACAAACTCGGTTATTCCTATTACACGATAGGCGGTTACGGCTGCCTTATCACCGCTATTAGCATGATACTCAACTGGTACGGCAAGCAGACCGACCCTGCCCAACTCAACGACGCTTTGGTTAGGGTGGGCGGTTTCACGGGTGCAAACCTTTATTGGAACGCAATCGCGCAAGTTCAGCCGGACGTGTATCTGGCAAAGTCTATCGATTGTTATTACATCCCCGCGCCCTTGCACGAAATAGACGCTCTGCTTGCGGATGACGTTCCGGTGTTGGTACACGTGGACTTCAATCTTTCTACACCGGCAGTTGAGCAGCACTGGGTTTTGATCGTCGGCAAGTCAGGCGGCGACTACATCATCAATGACCCTATCAACGGCAAGCAGGTATCTTTCAGACAGACCTATGGCGACCCTGCCCGCTGGATTTTCCGCATCAGGGCGTATCGGAGGCAAGCATGACATTCGATTACGCCGAAATATGGGACGGCTCGGTTGTTATGAATTTGGTTATCACTGAAAATGTCATGCTCAATGAAGAAGCCAATGCAGGCGTAATAATGAATCAAGAGATCACCGATACCTATTCGGAACTGGAGGCTATTTAATGGCTGGTACGATTATTCACAATGGTGACGTTGGAACTATTATCCGCTTAACTATCACAGAAGCCGACGAGACCACCGCCGTAGATGTGAGCGGGGCAACTGTCAAAACGTTCTACTTTCTGAAACCCGACGGCACGAAGGAAAGCGTTGACGCGGAGTTTGACTCAACCGGTGCAGACGGCAAGTTGAAATATACAACCATTGCCGGTGACATTGACACGGTTGGTCGCTGGCAGGTTCAGGCTTACGTTGAGATCGGGGCGGCAAAGTATTACTCAACTAAGTGTACATTCGTTGTGCAGAGCAACTTAGCATGAGCGGAACTGTATTAGCGATAATCAGCGACACGCACGTTGGCTCATCAACAGCATTAGCGCCGCTTGAGTTCAACGTTCACAGCCGAAACGACTTTGAAGTTCAGGCTACCAAAGCGAACAAGCTGCAACGCTGGCTCTACGAGTGCTGGACGGATTACTGGGATCATGTCTTCAAGTTAGCCAAGAAGAAGCGGCTGATTGTCGTGCATTGCGGCGATCTGGTGGACGGCGTGCATCATGGAAGTCTGCAAGTTATGAACGAAGTCAGCGACCAGGTTGAGGCGTTTATGGAATTGATGATGCCTGTTCTGGCAAAGGCTGACGGCTTCTACGGTGTGCTGGGAACGGGTCCAAGCCACGCGGGCATGGACAACTCCACCGAAGCGCAACTGTACCGCGACCTGGGGGCAATCGAGTTCGGACAAACGCTGACGCTGGACATAGACGGCACAATCCATGACTTCGCGCATCACGGCAGAGCAGGGGCGAGACCGTGGACTTCGAGTGCCGCCAACCTTGCGACAGAGGTTATTATGGATTATGCGGCGCAAGGTCTGCCGATGCCTAACTACATTTGGCGCGGACACAACCACCGCATCGATGACTCAGGAAACAAGTTGTATGGTACACGCTCAATTGCCTTACCTTCATGGCAACTCAAGACCACCTACGGCTGGCGTGTAAGTGCCAATACCACGCGCTCAGACATCGGCGGTTATATCGTGGTTGACGGGCTTCTGGATGACAGCAAGTCCAGGTATAAGGGGCAGCCTGATCAGCGGAGGATTTTGATTGTATGATGGAATACGAATTGTTAGAAGAACTGGCAAAAGAGTTAGGCTATCCCGAAATTGAGGACGATGAGGTGACAGCACAGATGGTCGCTGAGTACACGGGCATTGCATGGTGCACCGCAGACAGATCGCTCAAGGCGAAAGAACAGGCTGGCATAGTCACTTCACGCAAGGTCAAGCTGCCTAACCGCAGGGTCGCAACCGCTTACAGGAAGGTGCGTTAGTATGCCGCTCTACGTCTACGAGTGCACCGCTTGCGGCAAGCGCTTCGAGTTCTTCCAGCATTACACCGACGACCCGATTACCGTGTGCCCTGACTGTCAAACGCCCACCTTGCGCAAAGTCTGGCAGCCTGTGACTGTGCATTACAAGGGCAATGGCTTTTATGTCAAGGATAAGGCTCAACCGTGATAGACAAACTGAATTGTATATCAGAAATGGGAAACAACTTCTCATATGCGGGCTGTTATGCCAACAAAATGACAAAACGGTTACATAAGAAAGCTGTTATGTATTAATAATGATAAAATTAATACATGACCTTTGTGGTTTTTGATACAATAACTTTGGGGCTGACAGGCGTCGGCTTGCATGACAGACAGACTATCTGCTTAGATTGCAGGTAACGCGGGTTCGATTCCCGCCAGCTCCACTCGGCGATGTGGAACGCCGTAAAACCTGTTCCTGTTTGAAAAGCACCTGTGATAAGCAGGTGCTTTTCGTTTACCGTTCACTTTATCGTTCACTTTATGCGTCGGAGTGAACGATTTATTATTTGGCACGTTCTGACTTTATGAGTTGGCATGTGCACAAACGTTATAAATACGCTGTGAGCCAAAAATACCGCCTTTTCTGGCGATTTGCATTCAAACGTGAGTATTTACCTATCTTGCATTATCAACAGGGCTTGAGCGGGCTGGGACGAGTTTTGAAATTGCTCTGAAAAACACTTGACTTTTACCTTGCAAGGTGTTATGATATAAGCACATTGAGAAAGCGAGGTAACATGGCAAAGCAAATCCGAAAAACAATCAGCATGAAAAACGACACATTCAGTAAACTGGTCGCATTGGCCGCCGAATATGAAGGCAACGTGAGTATGGTTATTAGACGGCTCATTGATGAAGCCTATAAGAAGCGAGCCTAAGATGTTTGACACGGCTAACATTTACTTATCACGGATAGACGAACGCAACACAGACCCGCCTTGCCCGCATTGTGGGTCTTTTAATACCGCGCAGAAGGTAGTACCAAGCGAGCGCAATACCGGCTTGCGAACGTACGAATGCCTAAAGTGCGGACGAGACTTCAGCATTGACGTTATGGCTGAAGACAGCACAATCCCGTTTTGAAAGGAGCGAGATGAATGACGTACTGTTTGACTTCATTGTAGGGTTCGCAGTATTAGCGACACCGCTGGCAATAGGAACAATGATCGTTGAGTTGATCGAATCGAGAAAGAGACGGAGGGCAAAGTGACAGTTCTTATTGAGATGACTCCACGGGATCAAGACTTATTCTACTGGCCGAAGCCGAGCACTCACGGAATGCCAACCGAGTATTGGAAACTGGCAAGCGAAATCGACACCTTGCAAGCGCGCTACATCAGGCTATGCGATGTCGAACCAATTCCGGTTATTGAGCTTGAAGAAATAGACGACCAGATCAAACAGTTAGAAAAAATCAAAGCGAAGGTTTATGAACAGGTTATGAAAGGAGCATATTGTGAACAAATCTGAATCTATCCAACTATTAGCAACCGCCTTATCGAAGGCGCAAGCGGAAATGCCTGCTATCAAGTTTGACAGCAAGAATCCGTTTCTCAAGAACGACTACGCTTCACTTGGAGCAATCATAGCGGGGGCGCGACCCGTACTCGCGAAGCACGGCTTGTCGGTCAGTCAACTAACTTTTGGCGAAGATGGTACGGCTGGCGTTGAAACCGTGCTAATGCATGCTTCCGGCGAATGGATCAGCCAGTCTATCTCAATGCCTATCGGCGAAGAGAAGGGCAAGTCCAGCGCGCAGGTTGCAGGTTCTATTGTAACTTACTTGCGCCGGTACAGCCTGGCTTCAATACTGGGTATCTATTCAGACGAAGACGGTGACGGCAATAAGCCAGAGCCAACGCGCAAGCCTGCCAGAACAAAGCCAGAAGTGCAAGCTAACGATGACATCATGACTATTGAACGCGCGGTCGCTATTGAAAACAGCGAGGGTGTGAAATATGGCGATATTGCCAGCGACACCTTGCAGATGATGGTTCTGGGTATCAACAAGGGCTTGAAGAACGACCTGGATGACGAAAAACGAGCTGAATATCTCGAAAAGAAACAGGCTATCGGCGTGATATTGAAGGCACGCGCAGACAAGTCAATTTGAGCGGGTTTCCCTCTCCTTTTCCCGCGAGCCCGCCAGTCGGCTTTATAGGCTGGCAGAAAGACTGAGATGACCGAATTAGTTTACACAGATGAGCAACTGGACGCGATGAGCCAGGAAGAACTGAAAACGGAGTACGAGCGCGTGATAGACATTTTGAATAGCTATTGGGATTCCAGATTCTTTTACCAAAACTCACGAGAAGAAGCAGAGTACCGCTACAAAATAGACCGCCATTATCGTCGGTATGGAAACCTGATAGGACGAGTGGAAGGCGGAGCAATTGAGAAAGTAGAGAAGAGATGAGCGATATTGCCAATATTATCACACTTGATGAGAGAAGCCGTTTATACCAGTTAGAAGAAACTATCAGGCAAGGGTTGAATACCTTCGTGGATGTCGGAAACGCCCTGCTTGAGATACGGGACAAACGGCTTTACAGGCAAGAGCACAGCACGTTTGAAGAGTATTGCCGAGAGCAGTGGAGTTTTACAAAACAGCGTGCTTATCAATTAATGGATGCCGCAACGGTTGTTGATACCATACAAAAGTCAACTATAGTTGACTTTTTCCCAAAAACAGAAACACAAGCGCGACCTCTTGCATCGCTTGAGCCAGAAGAACAGGTTGAAGCATGGAAGCGCGTTATTACATCAACGCCGGAGGGCAAGGTTACGGCGGCTATTGTGCTAAAGGCTGTAAAGGAAGTTGAGCGTGAGAAGCGCGCCGACCGAAGGCAAGACAGAATTGAAAGTACACCTGTGATCCCTAACGGCAAGTATAATTTGA